ATATTTATCAATATGGCAGAAAACTTAGTTCCCATAACTAGACTTGGTAAGTTCTTCGGTGGTGAAGATTATGCTCTTGATATTGATATGGGTCAGGAATGGTTGATTGGTGATATGAACTTCACCGTTGTTTTGTATAGAATTGACAGATATAAAACCAAAACAGATGATGTCTACGGTGAGGTGTTGGAAGATGGAATCCAATTCTTAGCGCCTGTTGAGCTGAAAGGTTATGTTCAGGTTTTAGCCCCTACAAATAAATTCCTCGGAAACTCAAGAGTAGAACAACAAGAACCTGGTAATATGAGGTTCAGTGTTTATCAAAAAACCTTGGATGATTTACAAGTTGAAATTTTCATGGGTGATTATTTGGGATATTATGAAAGTGAGGATAGAGTTAGATACTATGTTGTCTCAGATGATGGGTATGTTAAGTCGGACAATAAACACACTTATGGTGGATACAAACCATTTTACAGAACGGTTGTCGCTACTTATGTTAGTGAAAATGAATTCAGGGGTATATAATGAAAATATTAATAAAAGAGTCTCAGTTCGACAATTTGTTTTTAGGTGAGAGAGTAATGGTATATTACAACTTACACAAACATACTTTTTCAGTGACATACTCAGGAAAGGTCATAATTCATGCCGATTACGTAAAACTTGATGATGTTGAATTTAGAGTTAGAGAGGGTGGTAAATCTAAGGTAAGAGATGAAAAAAGAAAAAATGTTCATGCCTTTGTGATTGGTAATTTGATTGATTATTGTGAGTTCCCTTGTGAAGATTTGGTTGAACCTGAGGATGGTGTGGTGGTGACATATGACCCTTACAAGTATGATAGTTTCGTAGTTAAAAAAACAGGCGAGCCAGTCTTCAATGCTAGTGAGGTTGAAATGGTCAATCTAAAAAATAAAATATATATAATTGAAGAATAAAGATGCCTCTACCTAAACAAGTCAAGCCCACATTACCATTAGTCCCCAAAAAAACTTTGAGTGCTAGAAGGGAACAACTTTTGGAGTACATTAAAAAAGATGGTACGTATCTTCCAAAGTCTGTTCTTCATGCCGATTTGGATAAGGGTATGTTAGAGTTTTCTAAAAATGAATTAAAGGTAGTGACTGCGGGTAAGGTTGTGCCTTTCCTCGATATAATTATTACAACTCAGAATTGGACACAATATTTGGAAACGTGGAAATTTGTTGATTTGGATTACAACCCTAGTCCTCCCTTTATAACTTTAGTCAGAAGCCCCGAGGTTAAATATGGTTCCAACCCCGCAACAAAATATAACATACCAAATAGGAAACAGTTTTATTATGCTTCGGTACCAACTTGGGATGGAAACATGCAAGGAATGGACATATATACAATACCTCAACCTGTACCTGTGGACATCAATTATAGTTTGAAAATCATTTGTAATAGAATGAGGGAACTCAATCAACTTAATAAAAATGTAATGCAGACTTTTGCTTCAAGACAAGCTTATACTTTTATCAAAGGGCAGTATGTTCCAATTATATTGAACAATGTTGGTGACGAATCTCAAATGAACATGGATGCAAGAAAGTATTATGTTCAGTCCTATGATTTTACAATGCTAGGTTATTTGATTGATGAAGAAGAGTTCGAAGTAAAACCCGCAATTCAAAGGGTTACTCAATTGGTGGAAGTTGATACTTCAGTACTTAAAAAGAAAAGGAAAATTTGGCCTGAAAACCCAAGTCAGTTTCCAACTCAGTTTTTATTTTTATCAGGGGTAACATCTCTCAGCGAAAAAATAGATTTCACTGCGAACATGTCGATTTTATCCACAGACAATATTTCATCATATGATGTATACATTAATGGTAATTTTTACGGGACTGACGTACCATTTATTCAAATAACATATAACGATGTATTGAATGTACAGGTAGATAAAATTGATAACACCAAAGAGGCGGTTATAAATTTTGACAACAAATTAGTCTAACCTTCCCCGTAGATATCTTTTTTCTCCTGACACTTTTCAAGTATCAGATTTTCCAAAAATTTATAAATTTTAATTCCCCTCTTATCACAATACTTTTTTAGGATTTCGTGTACTGTAGGGTCAATTTTTATGTTTTTGATTTCTTTCTTAGTCCTCATGGTAGAAAAAAGGCAGAATTTATTCTCACCGTTTATAAATAGATAGTTAAAAGTAAAGTTTTTTCATTCGTATTAGAATATTTATCAATAAAATAAATCTGACAGAATAATTTTTAATAATGGCAACAACAACTGTAAACCAAAAAGTTTATGTTTCACCTGGCGTCTATACTTCTGAGACCGACTTATCATTTGTGGCTCAAAGCGTTGGTGTAACAACATTAGGTTTGGTAGGAGAGACTATCAAAGGTCCTGCTTTCGAACCTGTTTTCATAACAAACTATGATGAGTTTCAAGCCTTCTTTGGAGGAACTGAACCTGTGAAGTTTGTAAATACACAAATTCCAAAGTACGAAGCTGCATACATTGCAAAATCTTACTTACAACAATCAAACCAACTTTTTGTAACAAGAGTGTTGGGATTGTCTGGTTACGATGCGGGTCCATCTTGGAGTATTTCCTTGGTGGCAAATCCTGACCCAACAACAATTGATATTGACACAGGAGTTGCTGCAATCAATTTTACAAGTGTGTTCTCAGGAAACACTGGTGGAACAGTAAATTTCTCAAGTTTACCAGGGGTAATTGCAACAAACTTCAATAGTCTTTATACTTTGAATGATGGTAGTACTTCTACTTTCAATAACGATTTTACTGATGCGTTGTTGTCTGTATTTTCTAACAACAGTTTATCAGGTAATACAGCATTTGCTTGGGGAGCAATTCCAAGTTCAAATTATTTAAACGTATTAAGTGCTGGATATACCGGTTTCACAAATGAATTCGGTGTTGATAATGTTAACTTGGACAATAATGATTTGTCTGCAGGAGACAATGATGCTTGGTACTACGCTAACTTTGATTTACAAACAGGTAATGATTATGGTGGTTATTCATTTTATTGGGCAATTAATCAAATGATTAATCCAAGTGTTGGAGTTTTCTCAGGAACTGTATCAGGAACAATTTTTACATATTCGGGAAGTGCGTTCAGTGAGTGGAATAATATGGTTGTTGCAACACTTCGTTCAAGAGGTATATCTTTGTTTACGAACAGTTCCACAAGTCTTAACCACGGACCAATATATGAGGTTACTGGATTAACTGACGTTGATTTAATTTGTACTGGACAATACACCGGAGTTACACAAAATCCTTTCTCTCTTTTTGGAATTTCAGGTGTTACTAAAGATGGTGATACTTTCCAATTTGAAACCTCTCTTCAATCTACATCTTCTGAATACATTACGAAAGTATTAGGTGTTGACAACTTTGGTAAACCAAGAAACGAGGTTCCTCTCTTTGTAGAAGAAATATATCCGGGTTCTTTAACATATGGATATAATCTAAGTTATATTAGAGGATTAAATTGTAATTTGATTGCTTTACCAGGTGCTAGACCAGCAACAGGAACTCCTTCAAGTTCTTCAATTGCTTGGAAACTTCAAAAATATCAATCTCCTAAAACACCTTTCATTGTTTCTGAATTAAGAGGTAATAAAGTGTATGATTTGTTTAGATTTATCTCAATATCTGATGGAGATGCTGCAAACTCGGAGGTAAAAGTTTCTATTGCTAATATGTCATATAATAATATGACTTTCGATATTTTGATTAGAAATTTCTTTGACACAGATGCTAATCCAGTTGTAATTGAGAAGTTCACCAATTGTACAATGGACCCAGGCTCTAACAACTTCGTTGCTAAGAAAATTGGTTCTTCAGATGGTGAGTTTGCATTAATTTCAAGATATGTAATGGTTGAAATGGCTGAAAATGCCCCAATTGACGCATTACCTTGTGGATTTAATGGTTACACTCAAAGAATTTATGAAAGTGCTACAAATCAAGGACCTAATATTGTTTACAAAACAAGATATTTTTATCCTCAAGAAACAATTTGGAATCCTCCTTTTGGAAATACATCAGGTGGACCTAACACTACTTTAGCTCCTGGTGATGTTATAAGAAGAACATATTTAGGTTTCTCATCTTACTATGGTATTGATGATTCTTTCCTACAATATTTGGGACAACAAAACCCTCAAATTGATTGGGCTGATACAACTGAATCTATTCCTTGGAACGGACTTACTAAAGGTTTCCATATGGACTCAGGTGCTACTGTAATTTCAATAGGAAATATCTACACAACTAGTGGACAACCAGCATATGAGTGTGGTGTAGCTAACTTTACAGCTGACCCTGAAACTCAAGAAAACCCTTACTACTTCATTTATTCAAGAAAATTCACAGTATGTTTTGCTGGTGGATTTGATGGATGGGACATTTATAGTGAACATAGAACAAATGAAGACAGGTTCCAACTCGGAGCGTCAGGTTACTTAGCTGGGGCGGCACCTTCTGTAAGATATCCAAATGCTACAGGTCAAGGACTGTTCAAGAGAATTGTTGTAGAAAACAATACTCAAGACTTTGCTAACACTGACTACTACGCTTATTTGTTGGGTATTTTGACATACCGTAACCCTGAATCAACTAACATTAACGTTTTCGCAACTGCAAGTATCGACTACGTAAATAACTCTAACTTGTGTGAAGAAGCAATCGACATGATACAGTTCCAAAGAGCTGACTCTGTTTATATTGTTACTACACCTGACTACGATATGTATAGTCCTGATGGAAGTGACTCACTACAAATTATTTACCCTCAGGAGGCTGTAGATAATTTGGATAACACAGGAATTGACTCTAACTATACTTCAACTTACTATCCTTGGATTTTAACAAGGGATACTGTTAACAACACACAAATCTATCTACCAGCAACTGGTGAGGTTTGTAGAAACTTAGCTTTGACTGACAACATTTCCTTCCCTTGGTTCGCAACAGCGGGTTACACAAGAGGTTTGGTAAATTCTATCAAAGCGAGAGTTAAGTTGACACAAGAAGATAGAGATACTCTTTATCAAGGTAGAATTAATCCTATCGCAACATTTGCTGATGTAGGAACCGTAATTTGGGGTAATAAAACACTACAAGTTGCAGATACCGCACTTAACAGATTAAACGTAAGAAGATTGTTGTTACAAGCTCGTAAATTAATTTCAGCTGTAGCGGTTAGATTGTTGTTCGAACAGAACGACCAAATCGTGAGACAACAGTTCTTGGATAGTGTGAACCCAATCCTCGATGGAATTAGAAGAGATAGAGGTCTTTACGATTTCCGTGTAACAGTTTCTTCTTCTCCTGAAGATTTGGACAGAAACACATTAACAGGTAAAATTTACCTTAAACCAACGAAAGCTCTTGAGTTCATTGATATTGAATTCTTTATCACACCAACAGGAGCTTCGTTCGAAAATATCTAATAAGGAAGGGGGGATTAGCTCCCCCCTTTTTTTAGCCTTTTATGGAACCTATTATTAAAGAAGCTTTTATAGATGAAACAACCCCCGAACTCAAGTATTATGCTTTTGATTGGGATGATAATATTGTCCATATGCCGACCGAAATTATCTTATTAGATGAAGATGGTAATGAGGTAGGTATGAGTACAGAAGATTTTGCGAAGTACAGGACGGACATAGGAAAAAAAGATATTAATTATAAAGGAAAAAAAATTACTGGTTTTGCGGAAAACGCTTTCAGAAATTTTAGAACTGAGGGAGACAAGAAGTTTATAACAGATTCCCTCAAAGCAAAATTAGGACCCGCTTTTAAAGACTTCAGAGAAGCTATTAACAATGGGTCCATTTTCTCTATCATCACAGCCAGAGGACACAACCCAAACGCAATTAAAGAATCGGTCTACAACTACATTTTAACTGGTTTCGGAGGTATAAATAAAGATGAACTTTTGAAAAATTTACGGAAGTACCGTTCTTTTGTTGGTGAAGAAGAGATGGATGATGATGAGTTAATTAAGACATACTTAGCAATGAACAAATATTTTCCTGTGACTTTTGGGGACGAAAAAAATGCGATTAATCCTGAGGAGGCTAAAGTAATGGCGATGCAAGATTTTGTGGATTACATTAAAGGTATGGCTGCAGTTCTTAACAAAAAGGCCTTTCTTAAAAAAGATATAGGAAATAAATTCATTCCTTCTAAACCAGTTATTGGATTTTCTGATGATGATTTAAGAAATGTAGAAGTAATGAAAAAGGCTTTTAAAAATAAACCAGAGATAAAAACTTATTCTACTGCTGGAGGCAAGAAGAAAGAAGTAAAATAATATTTATCATTTCGTGAAAAAAGTAAATAGAAATATTTTCTAACACCCTATATTTATAGGATATAAACAATAGAAACAAAATTATAATAACATGGCTGATTTACTGATGAAAATGCCAATACCTTATGAACCGAAACGACAGAATCGATTCATTCTTAGATTTCCTTCTTCATTGGGTATAAATGAGTGGTTTGTTGAATCTGCAGCAAGACCATCTATTAAAATCGCATCAAAAGAAATTGAATTTTTGAATACGTCGACTTTCGTTGCGGGAAGATTTAATTGGGACCCAATTTCCGTTAAGTTCAGAGACCCAATTGGTCCTTCAGCAGCACAAGCACTTATGGAGTGGGTACGTTTACACGCCGAGTCTGTGACAGGTCGTATGGGATATGCTGCGGGTTACAAAAAAGATATCGACCTCGAAATGTTGGACCCAACGGGTGTTGTTGTAGAAAAATGGATTTTATACGGAACATTCTTAACCTCTGTAAACTTTGGTTCATTAGCATACAACACAGACAACTTAGCTGATATTACAGCGGAACTTAGAATGGACAGATGTGTGTTAGTATACTAATACTCTTTATTAAAAATCAATAGCATTTATATTTAACCGTAAAGACATAAACTTTACGGTTATTTTTTTATATGGAAGATAAATCAAGAGAATTCGGTCAACAGTTTTTAAGTTTACCACACGACGTAGTACCACTCCCCTCAGGAGGGAGATTTTATAAAAACAAAAAGAAATCCCTCAAGGTTGGATATTTGACAGCCGCAGATGAGAATATCTTATTGGGTGGTACAGATGATATCACAGGTTCTTTATTAAGAAACAAAATCTATGAACCTGATATGAGGATTGATGATTTGTTAGAGGGAGATGTTGAAGCGATTTTGATTTTCTTGAGAAACACATCATTTGGTCCTGAAATGCAACTAACTTTGATTGACCCTCAAACTAAAAAGAGTTTTGATACAAATGTTAGATTGGATGAATTGGATATAAAACAACCGAAACAAGAACCAAACGAAGACGGAACATATAACACCACACTACCAAAGTCGGGAGTTAATGTCAAATTAAAAATTCTAACCTACGGAGAACAAACGGAACTTCAAAAAATTTTGGACTCATATCCACAGGGTAGAGTACCACCTAAGGTAACACTTTTATTACAAAGACAAATATTGGAGGTAGATGGTAATTCGGACAAGGGAGAAATTGCGAAATTTGTTGAACAACTCCCAATATCAGATTCCAAATACATAAGAAATTTCTTGTTTGATAATGAACCAAGATTAGATTTAAGAAGAGTTGTAATTGCCCCATCAGGAGAAAGACTAACCGTGAACGTTAGTTTTGGGGTTGAATTTTTTCGCCCTTTCTTCTGATTATAGAAAAAACCAATTAGACGAGTTTTATTATTTAAGTACACTCCTTAAGGTAAGTTATTCAGACTTCCTAATCATGCCCATATTTGTACGGAAATATCTTTTGGATAAGTGGATAGAGATTAATTCACCAGAAAAATAAAAAATCTCTATTTATAGAAAAAAACACAAATGTTTTTTCAGACAACAGACGAACAGAATGAAGCTGCAAAACAGGCGGTTAAAGCCACGGATTTTAGTGCACTATCTGCTGAGTTAGATAAGACCCTGAAAAGGATGACGGATTTGAAAGAGGGGGCATCAGGACTTTTTGATATGTTCGAAGACTTGATTATTCAATCTGAGGAATTGAATAAGACCTTTGTTGGTGGTAGATTGAGAATACAGGAGATGCAAAAAGCGATAAACGACGCTGCTCCTGATGTAGTACGTTTAGGGGGAACATATGAAGATGTTAGTAAGACTATTAGTGAAATTGCTGCTGGTACAAGAACTCAAATTGTTGCATCAACAAAAGATGTAAGGGAGTTATTTGCTGCAGGAGAAATTATAGGAACATCGGTACTGAAAATAGTAGACGCCTTTGATAAAGTAGGAATAAGTTACGACAACATTGCAGAGAACTTAGCAGATTCCATAAGTTACGTTCAAGGAATAGGACAAAATGCGAAAGTGGTTATGCAATCCGTTGTTGCAAACACAGAACAACTTTCGAGATTTAATTTTGCGAACGGAGTTCAAGGGTTAACAAAAATGGCGGCACAAGCCTCAATGATGAGGTTTGATATGTCCAAAACATTTGATTTTGCCGAAAAAATGTTAGACCCTGAAGCGGCTATCGAAATGTCATCAGCTTTCCAAAGACTTGGAGTATCCGTTGGTAATCTAACCGACCCCCTTTCCCTTGTTAATCAATCTTTAACAGACCCATCAGGTTTACAGACTTCTCTGATAAACATGACAAAGCAATTCACTTATTTCGACGAACAAACAAGGAGTTTCAAGATTAATCCTCAAGGAATTTTGACAATGAGAGAGCTGGCTAACGCCACAGGAATAAGTGCAGCAGAGTTGAGAAAAACCGCATTAGCCGCGGCAGAGATGGATGTAAAACTTGCAAAAATTAACGCAACGGGGTTGAATTTTGAAGTTAGTGATGAAAATAAAATGTTGATTGCCAACGTTGCAAGGATGGGGGAAGGTGGAGAGTATGAGGTGAGCATCAAAGATGAAAGGGGGAATGAGTATCAACAGAAATTAACTGAATTAACTGAAACAGAATTCAAAAGACTTATAGAACAACAATCAAAAGCACCTAAAACAATTGAAGAAATCCAACAATCACAATTGAATACGGCTGAGTTGATGTTGGGGGAAATTAAAGGATTGAGAGAGACTATGTCAACCGCGTTCTTCAATCTACCCAATGTTCAAAGTTCAATAGAAAGTACAACAAAACTTACAAGAGAATCCATGGGAGCGTTTCAAAAAGTTATGCAAACATCGGGTTTCAGAGAATATTTGGGTAATGTTAGAAAAGAGGAAACCGCAATTCGACAACAGGGATTAACACCAGAAAAGGAAAAAGAAGCTCTCAACAAATTATTCACAGAAGCTACCGAATCAATAAAAAAACAAGCCCCTGAAATTTTGAGAGGAGCCGGCATTGCTATTTCTACAATCAAAGAAGAATCAAACGAACAAGTAAAAGCGTTCACAGATAGTGTCGACAAATATTTTAATATTCTTTTCAAAAGCGAAGATAAAAGACCCAAACCAGGAAGTACTCAATATGCCACACCAACACAATACGGACTTCTGTCAACAAGTTATGCGAACCCTGTTGCTGCGAGCACCGCAGCTGCAACCGCTCTTGGATTAGCCAAACCTGGTCCTCTGGAGGTAGAATTCTTAAACCCTACTTTGACTGTTAATGTAAATGTTTCAACACCAGCTGGTGTGGATTCTACCGCTCTTACACAGATAATTAAAGATGCACAAGTTCCATTACAACAAGAACTTTATAATGCTGTAAGAAAAGTTGCAATCAATAAAGGGGAGATAAAATCCGTAACGGCTTGATGACTGAAAAAAACGTTTTTTCTCTATTTATTTATAAATAAGTTGGAATGGCAGGTAGCCCATTAGATTTAGTAAACTCAGATGCTTTCAGAAAAAAGTTAATCACAAGGAACCTAACACCTTATGCTAAGGCTCCTAACAGACCTTCATTACCCACCAATCTTCCATATATACAAACAGATAGCTCTGTACAAGATAGTCCTGACCAACTAATTGATGAACCTTCATTTGCTAACCAATTATACCCTCTAAATCAATGGGGGGCAGAAGGAGGATTTCAACAAGTACCTGACCCTGGTGCACTTCTCAACACCAAATCAAACGAGGGCGAATACGGACCAGGTCAACAAGATGCTCACATATTAGACCAAGCCTCAATTGAACAATACAATTGGAAACCCAAAAATGCGTATTCCAATGGTACTCAAGAAGTTTTAGATAGTGGTGAGTATATTACTGAGCCTGATTGGATAAGAAGCGGTACACCAAATCTATATAATAACCAACCATATCCAACGACATTTGTACCCTCAGCATACGCACCAGTATCAATTCTTCTTTCACCAGACCCAGTTGGTAGTAACGGTCTGATGAGTCAAGACTCTTTTTTGGCTCAATTGGGTTCCAAAACACTTAAAAAAGAATTTCAAGAGAGAATTGCAACAAACATATATCAAAATACAGTAGGAAGAGCAAACCTATTTAATGTGAATAGTGGTACGGATATTCTCAATTTGGTTACCACCAGAGTTCCTTTGATAGAGCCGAATTGGGTGATTACAGTCCCCGAAAATCCAATACTTGCAGCATCAGATTTTGCTTTGAGATTAGCGGGAAGTATAATCCCTGTTTCACCTATACCTGGCTCTTATTTTGACACAAGTATAGTATTAGGTCAACCAACAACAATTCAACAGATTCGTAATGCTTTCAGACAATCAAATAGTGGTATAGGAAAGTTTTTCAATAGACTTCTTGGAGCAGACAGGACAGGGTCTCAAATTTTCTTAAATAATACTGGTGGTGGGCAAAAATCTAGATTGTTTGGTAATTTAAAATTCAACAGATTTAAACCAGGTTACGATAGAAACATTTTCGATAGATTGGGAGGAGTTCTTGTTGGGGCAAGAGAAAACAACTCTAATTTTTATATTGGTTCTGTCACTTCAGAACCATCACAAATATTTTCACCAGCAGGAGATTTACCTGTTAGTGAGTTCGGTGCTGAGGTACAAGCCCCTGTTTATGGTCCGAGTGAACTAGCTCAACTATATGAGGGACCGAATAGAGAAATCAGATTGGGTGCGAATGCACCGGCTTATGCAGATGGTGGAGGTTTAGAAGGGGGGTTGACTTGGGTTTCTCCAAAATATAAAGGTAATGCTGGTAAAAAAGTTGGTATAGGTGGTGAAGTAACAAACCCTGATGAAAATTTCAGACCATCCTCATATGTTACTACTGAGTCCACAAATATCGCATTCAGGAACGGGTCCATAATGGACGACACCCAAAGATTGATTGATAGCCAACCTAATGGTGGAAGAAGATTACAACACGTTGGAAATGCAATTGACCAAGTAAGTAAGGTATTTCATGACGGTTATAGAGAAATGACAAAAGGTTCAAGAATTCTAACTTATGTCGGTTCTTTAGGACAGGAGGTTGGTTCAGAGTATTGTAGAGTTTTTGCTAAAGATTTACCCTACGCAGAATATTCAGACCTTCAAAAGACCGATGGAGTGGTTAATGAGGGTAGAAGATTTTCTTATTCCGTTTTTGACAAAACGTACAATCTGAATATTACACCAAACAAACAAGAAGGTGGACAAGATTCATCAAACCTTATAGGAACGGGTGACCAAGCTTATGCAAAAAAATACATGTTCTCCATTGAAAATTTAGCATGGAGAACTTCACATACACCTGGAGTTAATGTAAATGATTTGCCTATTTGTGAAAGGGGACCAAACGGAGGAAGAGTAATGTGGTTCCCACCTTATGGATTGACCTTCAGTGAGAGCTCAAGAGCGTCATGGAAACCCCAGGACTTTTTGGGTAGGCCCGAGAAAGTTTACACATACACAAACTCAGAGAGAGATGGTACAATCACTTGGAAAATTGTTGTAGACCACCCCTCTGTGTTGAATGTGATTGTAAATAAAGTACTTGCAAATAATTCAAGCTCCGAAAGAATTAATGGGCTTCTTGACTCATTTTTTGCGGGTTGTAAAAAATATGACTTGTATGAGTTGGCAAAAAAATATTATACAATTTCACCAAACGAACTATCAGTATTACAACAAATAATTTCTTCTAAAGATGCAAGTAGAGAGGTTGTTGGTGCAATCAGAGACAATCAAGCGTCAGGAGGATTAGACACAGGAAACCAAAGTCAAAGTTCAACTCAACCTAATCAACAAACACCTTCACAGAACTTTCAACAATTTGAAAACTTCGCATTATTTTTTCCAAACGCCCAACCAGTTGAAAATTCAACAGTCTCTAACTACACCGATTACTTCAACATTTACAATTCTCAGATGAATGGAACTTATCAAGGTGCATCTGTAACCTTTTTCGACGACGTAATTGCAAAAAATTATGATGAAATCCAAAATAAATTTGTGGACGAATTAGCACAATATTTGAAAGACAATACAAATTCTGTTGTCACGATTTTCTTGGAGGCTTCAGCTTCCGCACCAGGTACAAATGATTATAACTTGAAACTATCTCAAAGGAGAGGGGAAAGTGTTATCAAGTTTTTTTCAGAGAATAGTAAATTGAAAAATTATGTTTCTAACAGAAGAATTGTTTTTCCTCCTGTGAATGCCCAAGGTGAGAATGGTGAAGTAAGACAATACAATGGAACAACATATATTCCGAACGTAAAAACGCAAAGATGTTCTGAGATTGTAAGTAATTCTTCAAATCTCAACGACAGTAATCCTAATATAACAAATCAAACTGCGATGGCTTGTAGAAGAGTTAGTATCTCAAAAATCCAAGTTAGCAGCCCACAACAAGTTCAACCGCCTGCTCAACCTAACATACCAACAGGGTCGGGTTTACCCTCGACTAATCAAGAGAGACCAATTCCGAGAACAGACGTTGAACCTAAATTTATAAAATCAGATTTGGTCACTAAAAGAATTGTAAGAAACTTGATTTCGGAGTGTGATTATTTTGAAACGATAAAACAAGAGACGCCCATGGTTTATGATAACTTAAAACAAAAACTTAAGTTTTTTCAACCAAGTTTCCACTCCACAACTCCTGAAGGATTGAATTCAAGGTTGACTTTCCTCCAACAATGTATGAGACCAGGAGATACAATTCCAACTGTGAATCCACAACCAAATGGTAATTACCAATTGGATTTCAATAACGCAATAAATTCTGCATTTGGAATACCACCGGTTTTGGTTCTTAGAATTGGAGATTTTTATCACACTAAGATTATTCCTAATAGTTTACAATTGAAGTTTGAAGGTTTGGATATTAACCCTGAGGGAATTGGTATTCAACCTATGATTGCTGAGGTTACCCTTAGTTTCAATTTTGTAGGTGGACAGGGACTCGCAACCGCAATAGATAGATTACAAAACGCACTTTCTTTCAACTATTATGCGAATACTGAGATGTGGGACGAAAGAGCTGATGCGACAGATACTGAAAATTTGAAAGTATTAAGTAATGAGTTTCTTCAGATGGTACAAATGCCTTCCGCACCAACAACAAACCAAGTTCAAAATACAGGGGGTCTTAACAACGCTAATACGATTGGAAATAAAGTAAGTAGTAATATTTCCTCAACCGGAGAAACGGGTGTGATGAGTTATACACAATTTATGGATACACTATCCAATCAAACTCAAACATATTTCCAAAACGTATTCAACCAAAGTAGAAGTACTTTCAGACAATATAACAACGCAATTCTACAGCAATGGTCTTTGAATAACATTTATCAAAGTGGAAGTTTGTTATCAAACCCATCTCAACCAAACGAAATTTTACTCTACGGGAAAAACGATTCTTACCAAAGTAACATTGATAGAATTTTCGAAGACCTAATAAGAGATATTAAAAATGATTCAGACGGTTTCGTCAAATTAATCAATTCTTCGGGTGTTAATTTCTCAGGTAAGGCTCAGAGATTGATTAAAGACAACTATTTGAATTTTGTTAAAAACAAAAGAAATACTTATTCAAACCCGTTGGCAAAACTAATTCAAGATACTACATACAACCAACAAAATTATATTCAATACCTTTCAAGAGTTAATACAGTGTTATTTGTTACAGGTCCTAATAATGGTACAGATGGATTTCAACAAAAAAACGGAAATGTTGTTGTGTATGATTTACAACAAAAAACAAATGAATACACCGAAATGGTTGAAGACGGTGCTAAAATAGGACAAGGTATTCTTGACTATTATAATGTTTTGAAGAGTCAAACTGATTTCAAAGTTGGTGACAAAAGTTATTCTGGATATTTGACATATTGGGACTCATCCTCCAACCCACAACAACTAACAAATGAAGTATTCATACCTTTCAGTAAGAATATTCTATTTGGTGAAAAAGAGTTTAGAAGACAATATGCTATTCTATCAAATGATATCAAGGCTGAAAATTATAATAATTTCAAAACCGCCATTATAGGACAACTATTGACAGACCCAAGCTTGGCTGGTAGAAATGGAAGAGACAACTTCAATGAGGTGTTTGACCAATATTGGTTGAAAACGGCAAAACCTCTTTTTGACGAGGAAGATTCTTTAACAAATACATTTTTAGATACCTTAGAAAAGGATAAACTGAAAAACTTTTTGAATTTCACACCATATCCTTCGGGTAAAGTTAGAGAATTTAACTTCAATAGAACCGATTCTCCAAGTAATGACCAAAAGAAATTGATAAAATCTTTGGGGGCTGTTAACAATAGTGAAAGAAATAAATCAAGTTGGAATTCATCTGACGGGGCAAATGTTTATATTTCAAAAGTAAAACTTAACTAATGTATCCATATTACAATAGATATACGGAATTTTTATTGAACGGACAACAATCCGTGGTTCCGTTTGTGACGTTGCCTTCAAAATCTACCGATAAGAGTTACATTTATAAGGTTGGTCAAAGTAGATTGGATAAGGTCTCACAACAGTTTTATAATTCACCTGTTTACAATTGGTTGATACTACAAGCCAATCCAATATTCGGGGGATTAGAAAACACAATCTATGATGGGGCAATATTAGTCATTCCGTTTCCTTTGGTTCCTTCTTTACAGGATTATAAGTCGGCGGTAGAAAACTATTTTTATTATTATGGCAGGTAATTTTCAAGGTGACTTGAGCGGTGATATTTTGGTTGAGTTTGACTATAATAACATCGTAATTGTTGACCCAAATAAAACAGTTGATAGTAAAGGAGTAATCAGTGAAAGATTACTTGACCACGAGAATTTGGTTATGTATGCCAATCTCGAAGCCCAAGTTTTACCAAGAACAAAACTATCTCTTGGAACACAACCTGGTGAGAACGTAAGCACCACAATGACAATTGCGGGTATCAATTTCTTGAAACCAAATAAGGACAATTATATGACGTCAGGTTATTTGGATGAACTAACAGGAAAAAATAGTTTAGTTGGTAGGGGTCAAAATCAAATGTCAGAGCAAAGGAAAGTTGATTCAAAAAACAACGCATATTTTGCTCGAGGTGTTGTTGACAGTCAGAGTATAGTTGATAATGGATTGTTGGGGATTACTTCAATATCGGTAAAGACTTCGACTTCATTTATACCTTCCGTTTCAATGCAACTTGAAGATGTTCAAGGAAGAGCCCTATTTCAACTCGGGGACCAATCCCCATATGCCGCGTTTTTCAACTTACCTTACCCTCAATTCTATCTTACTCTTAAAGGGTATTACGGTCAAGCAATTCGTTACCAACTTAATTTAGAAAAGTTTGATGCTAGATTTAATTCCACAACAGGAAACTATAGTATTACTTTAGAATTCAAAGGTTTTAAGTTCAATATTTTGAATGAGATTTTGGTATCTCATCTGATTGCAACACCTCACATGTATAACAAAAGATTTAGTGTAACGAATAACGTTGCTCAGGCGAACACTTCAACTAATAACAGAACTCTACAAACGCAAGAATCGGGTGCTCAAACAGGAAAAATAAATACTGGTCAAGATGCACCTGTAAAATCTGTAACAGAATTAGTCACGGAGAGAGGTTATGAAAAAATAGTTGAAGTTTACAGTGAATATAAAACCAAAGGATTAATTCCTCCTGATTTTCCAGAATTAACCCTGATGCAGTTTGTTTATAAAATGGATATGTTTGAACAAAACGTTATCAATTCTTATCCTAAAGCAAACGTTGAACCTCTTACCGATATCAAGAATTTTCAAAAAACACTCACAAGTTTATTTGATAAATTGAGAGGTTCAAGCACCGCTAGTTGGTTTAGTATAAATTTAGACCCAAGACCAATAGTCTTGGAAAACGGGAGTTTAGTTTATTACTTTAAGGAGAATATAAGACAAAATCCCCAAGCGAGACAACTTGCTTTAGATGAACTGAAAAACATTATTCAGTCTTCTGTAAAGACTTTGTCTGAAAACCCTTCCGTTGGATTGGGAAGAAAGTTAGAAATCAAACTAAATAATTTAACCTATCAAAATTTATTTTTCAATTTAAATCTCAGTGATATCAATGAGAGAGAGACTGCTGCCAGATATTTTAACCTATTCGATGTCACGGACCAAGATACTATTAATAGAAGTAACGAAGAAATAAAAAGACTATTTGTTTCCAATCCTACAATTTCAAATCTACCGAATTTCAGTTTCTTCACTTTTGAGGGACAAGATAGGTTTGATAACGTTATCAAAACAATCAATGCCGAAGCGTCACAAAAGCTGTCACAACTTCAACAAGCCATAACCGATGACTTAGCTGCGTTCATTCAAGATAGTGCGACGGGAATTGGATTTAGACCAACCGTAAGAAACATTACTGCTGTAATTATGGCAAATGCAGAAGCCTTTATCAGATTGATGGAGGAGGTTCATACAAATTCTTGGAATGTAAGAAACAACCCTGTCAGAAAACTTGTTATTCAAGACACATCTAAGTCCGCTCCAAATACCGAAGCCATTTACAAAATTGGAATAACACAACAAGCGGCTCAACAAAACCAAGGAATTGTCACAGGTGAAGAACCTGTTTACCCTTGGCCGCAGTTTTTCATTGAGTCTCCTGATGATAAAAAAGGAAGGTTTCAACTAGAATACCTTGGTCATCCTTCTGTAGTAGGTCTAACTCAAGCCTACAACTTCAAGATTTGGCCCGAAGTAGAGTTTGTGGAGGAATATATTAAAGGATTGAATCAAAAAGACAACCCTCCCTCATCTCAACCACCATTAGATTCTCAACTAACAACCTTCTTAACACAAATTAACGCAATACAGTTCCCTCCGGATAATTTGGCGTATT